CGACGTTTCCAATTCGCAGTAACATCTATCGCTCCTATTGAAGGAGCGGGCGCGCATCCTTGCGCCTTAGTCGGCCATCATGGCCGTCCCGCTTGTACGGGATTAGCCACGAACCCAACTGACAACACCGGCATCGGTTGCAACTGCGATGGCATCTTCGCTTCGCGAAAGAGTAGCGTTGATTCCAACGATGCAAGCGGTGCTTGGGGTCGCACTGACCTTCAGATATCGCTTGCGGCCACGGCAATCAACGTCGATCTTCGTGATCGACGCACCATTCGTGATGGCAGTGCCGATCGTAAAGCCGCCAGCACCACCACCAACGAGGGCAGTGACGTTCGCGTAAGACGAGTTGTCGTCCGACTCTTCGACCTTGAGCACCGACATGAAAGTCGTGGCAGCGTTCGACGAGCGAACCACTGCAACGCTTGCATGGTCGAAACCGGAAGTGTCGATCGTCAGGGTTGCCGTGCCGGATGATGCCGTTTCGGCAGCACCGAGGGTCGAGAGAACCTTGACGTTCTGTTGATGGATCATGCTAATCTGCTCCTAGTTATCAAGATGCAGCGGTCTTGAGGGCGACCACGGGGCCGACCTCAGACGTACTGCCAAGGCTATGCGATGAAATATCGAACCTCATTGTGCCCTGGAGTAGCAACTGGTCTGTAGTTGCATACACCTGGTCGAACAACCGCACCGAGAAGTCGCGACGGCGGGCGTAGATGCTGGACAGAGCCACGTTGCCGAAGAGGCACTTGACCTTGCTCACATCACTGCCCAAGGTGCTGTTCATTACATGAATCAGTTTGATCGGATATCCTAGAAAACTACCGCCAGCATCGCTGCCGATGTTCTCGACCGTGTTGCCGCCAGCGGCATACTTCAGTCGGCTGATCGAAGAGGCGAAACCGGAGGGACTCACATACCAGCAAGCACCTTGACGAGCGTAAATTGGCAATTTGCCGATCACGCCGAGGAAGTCCTCGATGTCGAGCGTCTCAAACGAGACGTTGCCAGAGGCAGCCGTCACCACCGAAGCGGTGTGGGTGCCGTCGTTGATCTTGTTGACGACCCCGGTGATTCCACCATAGGTGGATGTCGAGTCACCAACCCAGCCACAAAGATCGATGCGCTGTGCCAGGCTTGTGCTGAATTCCTGCGTTACCAAATCGGCCAAACTTACAAGAGCATCCTCCACGATCTCGGATGACATTCTGCAAGAAACTGCTAATTTTTTCGCAACAAGACTCACGTTACCGTAGGTGGGCTCGCTCTCGGTGGCTGCCACACCCTCGCCAATAAAGTAGGCCGAGGTGCCGGTCAGACGTTTTGGGATCACCATCGTGTCGCGGGACATAGTCACGTTCTCTGCGGCCAGAGGGAACGAGCCGAAGCTCTCCACTAAACGGATCACGCGATTGGCGAACTCTTCCGGCACCAGGCTGCCACCAGCAGAGTTGTTTCCTTCGCCTAATGCACGGGCTTCAACGCCGTGATCCTTGCACCAACGCATGTCGTCGGCGTTGTGGAACACGGTGCCGCGAATCCATCGGCCGATGCGGTAAGCCTGCTCAACAGCCTCTGGGCCTTCGTTGAAGGCACGCAGCGAGGTGTAGTGTGGGCTCACCGAGCGGATGTCGAGCTTCTTCTCAGCCGGGGCAGCAACTTCTGCGACGGCGGCGGGAGCGGCAATTTCAACAACGGCACGCAGTTCAGCTTCCTTGCGGGCAAGCTTGGCTTCAAACTCCAGATCGGACTTGACCGTGTCGGCTTCGTCGGAGAGTTTGCGGAGTTCGGTGGTTTGATCTTCCGACCGGTCGGCCACATCGGCCAGTTCGTTCATGCGGGCGGCTACGGCGGCGGCGCGGTCTTGAAGACGCTTGAGATTGCTTGCCATGATGGTCTTGGCTCCATTTGTGCCAGCCACCGTGACGATGCACCCGCGGCTAGCGGGTGTGTGTTAAGTCCCGCAAGTGCGCCGCAGACCGTCCTGCTCGTACTGCTCTCCACGAAATCCATCGTGAAGCGTTATCTATTCTTGTAGCTTACCGCTTGCCAGTGCTCTGGTGCAAGGCATTCGCTAATAATAATGCGTTGAGTCCCGCTGCCTTCGATAGCGCGATGCTTCGTGTCATGTCTACAGTGGCAACTTCATCTGCTTCTGGCTCAAGACTCCTTGCGTCTTCGGCGTTCATTTGCATCACCAGTTTCTTTGACCATGAGTAGCCAGGATCTCCAGACCACAATGCCCAGGCGATTCGTCCGTTCGACGGGTAGCCCGGCTCGCCTTGCCGGTAGCCTTCGGCACGCTTGTCCACTTCGTGCCGATCAAAATAGGCTTTCATTCGCCTCGCCGTGTTTGGGCTTATCTTTGTGCCGTTGCTCAAGTCTCTGCCCCGAGCAATGCCGATCTCGGTGCCGCCCCTGCCGTATTCGCTGCGCCAATCAAGACCTTGCTGCGCCTCGGCCCTTACGCCAGCCGGGGGGTCAAAGTCAATGTTGTCATACGCACGGTCGTTGAGTGCTAGTTCCTCCGAAGCGAACTCTTCTTCTGCCTCTTCGACCGGCGACTCGTCGGCGGGAGTCACCATGCTCAGTGCTCGTTTGCTGACGTATGCCTCGGCGGCACTGTACGCTGGGTTCGCGACGACGGCTACGTCGTGCAGTGAATCGATGCGGTTGATCGTCCTGACTTGCATGCCCTTTGCGTCCCTAGTCCACATCTCATCCTGTGGTTTGACTCGGAAAGCGAAGCTTGAGTTGCGAATGTCGCCGCGTTCAAGACTCTCGACGAGCCCCGCCGCGCTCCTGGGAGGGTCAATCTCGTAGCGCAGCCCCCTTTCATCGGCAAAAAGTCGCAGCGTCCCGGCCGTTGTGCGGCCCAAGATCATGTCGTCGCTGTGGTTAAATCGAGCGAATACGTCTGGGTTTGATGCCAATACGTCGTCAAAACAGCCTTCTGAGAGCCTCTCGACAAAACCTCCCAAGTTTTTCGAGTCGGATTGGTAGACTGCCGCATAGCCGCGGATCACGGTTCGACCGTTATCGTCGCGATTGATCTCTAGAGTGGGTGCCTCTGAGATCAGTCGTCGCTCAAGTTCGCTCGTTTCATCCATGATTCTTCTGCCTCCTCATACGGAACACCAGATCTGTGGCAATCAAGAAGCATCTCACGCGATGCTTTCGTCCAATCGGCAATAAATGCAGTTATATCTCGCCCAGTAGCAATTGCAGCGTCGAGCAGTTCTGTCTTCATCCGCTCTTCGTGCCCTTCAAGCCATGCCTTCAGTTTAGCGGGCTTGGTTCGTCGCTCGATGATGCCGTTGAACTCGATGGCAGATAGTTTGCGTAGAGTCTGGCGAAACAACACCTCGGCAGACCGGGCAGACTCCGTTGGCGCGCCTTCTGCGGTCGCTGCGGGCTGCGACTCGGCTATTGTGGCACCGGATGGTGCTGCTGGTGCCTGCCCGCCTGCTGGATTGGCCTCTGTGAACGCTCCAAGCAGTTGCATATTCAACTGGATGAACCGCTTGTCGCCATCGTCTATCGGATTCAAGCCTTCTCTGGATCGGATCTCGTTGATGCTCAAAACGCCAAGTAAATTCATCTCTTTAAAGTAGGTTGATCGGGCTGCGTAATCGCCCGCCATCAGCGCGTTCACATCGTAGGCGCAAAAATACTGCTTATCGTCTACCACTAGATCGCGGCGGCAGGCTCCTTCCCATCGTCGAAGGTGTGGGATCAAGGAGAATGTGACGAAGTCCAGGGATTGCTGCTCGACTGAATTGTATGAACTCTTCGTCATCTCTCCGATCATCGACGGCGGCACCCGATACGCCATGCAAACGGCCTCGTTCTGGAACCGGCGCGTTTCGAGCAGGCGATCGGTGTCGTTGTTCTGCGTCAGTTCCTTAACGTGCATTCCGGCGGGGAGGACGGCAGTTTTCGACCCCTGCGTCGGCCCGCGGTGCATATCGTCCCAAGTTCGCCTCAAACGCTCAAGCGTTTCTGGCTTCTGCGGCTGGTCAGTCTCGATTATCGTCCCCGCTCTCGCCCCGTGGCCGAAGTAAGCACCGGAGTGTAGCTCCGTTGCCCTCGCCAAGCCGATGGCATCACGGCAAAGCACGGTAGGAACGTAGCCTGTGACCCCATCTTGCGATAAAAAGCGTAGGTGAAAAATCTGATCCTGTGTGTAGATCGTTGGCGTGGTCTGGTTTGGCTCGCTGTAACTGTAGCGCAGGCGGCCGTTCTTCAGCCGTTCGACCACCATTCGGCTTGGGTGAAGGGGGATCAACTGGTCTACGGCACCTCGGCGGCCCGGCTTGATCAGCGAATAAGCATTGCCCCACAGTAAAAGCCAACTTTGCATGAGTTCGCGCCACTCAAACGAACTCATCCAATCGTTTGGTTGGTATGCAAGGATCTCTTGCAGCGGAAGATCCTCTGCGATCTCCTTGCCGCCACCTGGCAGCCTGCGGTAGACGTTGAATGGCAGGCTCGCGACGGACTCCGACAAGACTCTTACGCAGGCCAGCACTGCGGCGCACGAAAGGCTAGCCTCTGGCGACACATAAACGCCGCTGACAGTCTTGCGTGTCTCTGTTATCTCCTCGAAGAGGCGAGCCATGCTCCCGGCACGCATCTCGACGATGTCCTCGACCATGCCTGTCTCGTCGTCCACTACATCACCATTATTTCTGGTTCTTGTTGCAGGCCGTGCTGCTCAGAGCTTGAGATGCCGATCGCCATGATCGTTGCGACCACGGCATCGATGCGGCCTGTGGCGTGCGAGTGCTTCTTGGTGGGCTTAATGTTGCCTGCATCGTCGGTTTTTATCTGTGTGTTGCTCACTTGCCAGGCCAAAGCTTTGTTTTTCCCGCCGTGCCGAATCCTGCCACTGAGCACGGCCGCCTCGAAAAGTTTAGAAGGCGCGCTCATTGAGCCAAAACCCTGTCCAAAAGGGCACACTGTGATGCCTTCCGACACTAACTGGGTGGTTAAATGAACGGCATTCCAGCGATCTATGGCGATACCTCGGACTATATTTCTCTCGCAAAACGACAGTATAAAATCACGAACCTGGTCGTAATCCGTAATGTCACCATCAGTCAATATAACATTTGCCACGCCGCTACTGTCGGGCTTCGCCCACTCCTCGTAAGGCACATGATCAGTCCGAGAGCGT